CTGTCAACAACAAAATGCATGGTCCAGGATAAATAAAAAGATGACGGGCGTCATTTTTTCAATGGCAAGAAAAGTGACCGATTAGTCAGATTGGCCAGCCTTTCGCACATAAAAACCCCGTCAAAATCCATCATGATTTGCTTCACACGCGCCAATAGAATGTATCATAGTGATCAATCGCAAGTTAGCTATGTGATCCGATATGATCCTTATGTGATCCTAAATGTAGCAAAATGTAGCAAATTCCATCGTGCTTCACTTTCATACAAGGGGTACTTGTACCCTTGTATGAAGCACACGGCGGCCCCAATATATGAGCTTATAGACCCTGCCCTAGGCCTATCTATCCAGCGCCAAAATATGGGGGTACCGCGATGTATCATGGGTATACCGCCCGTCCCTATCGCCAAGGCTCTAGCGTGGCGCGTGACAGGCGCGAGCGTGGCGCGTGGCATATGGGCATGGCTAGGCGCGCGTGGCTGTGGCGCGTGGCCATGCGACTGGGTCCTGATACGTTATAACATAACACCCCCTACCCGGCATCGAACCCGGTGGGGGGGGTCGGTGTATGTACATAGGTCGCCCGTACAAATGGGCCGCAAAAAACGGTTCTTGCTTTTCCGTAATAAATATATATATACGCACCTGTGTGGTGGTCTCCTCAACTAGGGGCTGGGCGTCGAGTTGATCTCCGTCCGGCCCCGCTTTTGTTGACATAGCCAGTGCCAAGCCTTATTCTTGCAAAATCATCAAAGGAAGGTTTCCACAATGCCCGCATACAAAGGTTCTAAGACTCTTGGTTCAACTAGGTCCACCATATACACTGGAACAGACACACCCGACACCGCGTACGACAGAACAATTGAAACCGACGAAGACGGCACTCAAAGGGCCATTTTTACGCTAAAGCCAGAATTTGAAAAAAGTTCGGCAGAAACCGTCAAAAGGCTAAAGCCAGGATTTGAAAAGAAATCGCGCCGCAGCATGTTGGCTGACGCGATAGATATGTTGCAGGGCCAATCCAAGGGTAAGTAACATGGGCGGCAAGAATCAGACGACGTTTAAGTCCAAGGCCACCGCGCAAGAGGGCGACCGCGTTCCGCGTGGTAGGCCCAAGGGCGCTGTAGGCAAGGCTACGGCCAATGCGCGTAATGCCCTGGCATTGTTTATTGAAGGCAACACCGACCGCCTTCAAAGCTGGCTAGACGAGGTGCATGAGCGTGACGGTCCCCGCGCTGCTTTCCAGTGCTTTTCGGACTTGATTGAATATCATGTGCCCAAGCTATCGCGTACAGAGGTAACTGGCGCGGATGAGGGTCCGGTTGAATTGGTGATTACGTGGTCCAACGAGAAATAAAACTCAGCTACGCGCCCCGTGATTCGTTCAAGCCGTTTCACAGCAGGACTCAACGCTGGGCTTGTCTCGTTGCCCATCGCCGTGCTGGCAAGACCGTATCGGCGGTAAATGATATTATTAGGGCGGCGGTAACGTGCAAGTCGCCTAATCCGCTGTTTGGGTATATCGCGCCGTTTAGAAGCCAAGCCAAATCTGTGGCTTGGGATTATTTTAAGCGTTTTTGCGCTCCGATCATGAAGTCGGCCAATGAAGCTGAACTTACAATCGAACTTATCAATGGGGCCAAGATCAGGCTTTTCGGCGCAGATAATGCTGATGCTATGCGCGGGCTTGGTTTCGATGGCATTTATATGGACGAATATGGAGACTTCCGGCCTTCTGTATGGGGTTCAGTCATTCGCCCAACATTGTCAGACAAACAGGGCTGGGCGGTCTTTGGTGGTACGCCAAAAGGCAAAAACCAGTTTTGGGATATTTTCCAAACCGCCAGGATGAACCCTGAAGAATGGTTTTGCTTGCGTTTGACGGCCACCGAAAGCGGTATTTTGCCCATGAGCGAAATAAACGCTGTTAAGGCCCAGATTTCCGAAGACCAATATATGCAGGAATACGAGTGCAGCTTTGAAGCGGCCATTCTTGGTGCGTTTTATGGTATCGAAATGCGTATTGCTACGGAAGAAAAGCGCGTTACCGAGGTTGCATACGATCCTAGCCTACCAACACACACGGCCTGGGACTTGGGGTATCGCGATGACACGGCAATTTGGTGGTATCAAGTTATTTCTGGTGAAATTCATATCATTGATTATCATGCTGTGTCTGGTGCTAGCATACAAGAGTTGGCTAAGGTCATCACGCAAAAGCCCTACCATTACGGAACGCATTATTTGCCCCATGATGCGCGTGCTAAAACGCTTGCGGCACAGGGTAAGTCGATAATTGAGCAACTTGGCGAGTATTTAGGGGTACAAAACCTGCGTATTGTGCCTGATTTGTCGGTTCAAGACGGTATCCAAGCCGTTCGACAAATGTTATCACGCTGTTGGTTCGATGAACGTAAGTGCATGGAGGGTATTGAAGCCCTTCGCCAGTACGAACGTGAGTTTGACGAAGATAAGAAGGCATTTAGGGCAACGCCTAAGCATAACTGGTGTTCGCACCCGGCAGATGCGTTCAGAATGTTGGCTATTGCATGGCGCGACGAGCCTACAGTGCGTACCGCGCCCTCTGAAAGGCCGCTTATTGTAGGTCCGGGAAATACTGCTACATTGAACGACATGTGGGCTTCCCATAAACGCATTAGGAGATCAAGAATATGACGCCAGTTTCTGAAAGTCAGAATTACAAGAATATTACGGCTACCACGACCGTGTTTACGGGCTTTGGCGCGATTCTTGGCATTTTCGTTGCGTCGGCTTCGGCTACGCCAACCATTAAGGTCGCTGATGGCTCCAATACCATCGTCAATACTTTTACGCCGCTGCCTGGCACGTTCTATCCAATGCCCGCTCGCTTTGCCACTTCGCTTATTGTGACAATCAGCGGCACTGTTGATTGCACCGTTTTTTGGTCGGCCTAAACCATGATACCTACCTGGGGCACTTCAACTGGTCGTAATAGCGCGGGTGGTCCTCCATCCCTGTCTTTGGATTTTTCCAATCAGTCGTACCTTCTAAACGGTACGGCTTATAATGCGTTTGGCGCGACCCCAGGTATCACATTCTCACGCGGCACCAACGCCACGCTTATTGACAGCACGGGCCAGTTGACGTTTGCGCCTAGCAACATGCTTCTTAACAGCGAAGGCTTTGGCAGCGCCAGTTGGGTCAAGGGCGGCACGGTAGTTGCTGTTGTTACCTCAAACACAACGGCTGCGCCTGACGGAACGACTACGGCTGATACTGTTGTATTTGCAGGATCGTCGGTGCTTCGACAAAGCGTTACGGGCATAGTTGGCGTAAATTATTCCGTTTCAATTTGGCTCAGGGCGGATACGCCTCAAACGCTTAGGCTTTTGTCCAATACGGACAATTCTGTCATTGTCAGTACAATTTGTTCGGTAACGACCGCTTGGCAAAGATTTTTTGTTGTCAGAACCATGCCAACTGGCGCAACAACCTTAAGCCTTCAGTTGGATGCGGTAGGCGCAACTGCTGGGACATATTATGTGTGGGGCGCTCAAATTGGTGCCGTAACGTATGAAACCGCACCCCGCCCATACAACGGCACCACGCCTAAGAACCTGCTTGGATTTACCGAAGAATTTAACAACGCAGCTTGGGTTAAGACATTAGCAACCGTAACCGCCAATTCTATTGCTGACCCAAATGGTAACTTAAATGCCGATACGCTTTCAGCAACTCTTGGCAATGCAACAATTTTGCAAACCCTTACGCTTTTGGCTATTCCATATACGTTTAGCGTTTGGCTAAAGCGCAAGACCGGAACTGGTGCTGTTAGCATTACGGTTGATGGCGTGACCTACAGCACCCCAACCATTACGACCGATTGGGTAAGGTATAGCACCACCCTAACCCCTGCCGCTGGTTCAAAAACCATAGGCGTAAAGATTACGACCCTTGGCGACGAAGTTTACGCTTGGGGCGCTCAATTGTCCGACAGCGCGTCATTAGATACATATGTATATAACCCCGCAGCGGCCATAACGTCTGCGGCTTATTACGGCCCACGCTTTGACTATAGCCCAACCACGCTTGCGCCACTGGGCTTGTTGATCGAAGAAGCGCGAACAAACCTGCTGCTTAATAGCCAGACCCTGTCTACGCAAAACATTACAACCACGGCCCAAGCCTACACGCTTTCGTTCTATGGCACTGGCACGGTTACGTTGTCTGGTACGTCCACGGCGGGTCCATTGGTTGGCACGGGCGTATTCCCTAATCGCGTAAGCCTTACCTTCACGCCCACGGCTGGCACATTGACGCTTACCGTGTCAGGCACCGTGTCCGATGCACAATTGGAAGCGGGCGGCTTTAGAACGTCATATATCTTTACCGCTGGCGCGTCCGTCACCCGCTCGGCTGATATTGCCACTATGGTCGGCAACAACTTTACCAATTGGTATAATCAAACCACCGGGACGTTTGCAGCCGCATTTGATGCCTCGGCTAATAGCAACGCGACTTACATGTCTGCATCTAACGGCTCAATTGTGCAAAATTCTATACATATTGATAATGACAGCGGTAACATGCGGGCGGTCTATTATTCAGGGTCGGCAGAACAAGCCGCGTTTGTATTGGGCGCTATCAGCACGGTTGGTGCATCAAATAAGATTTCAACGGCATACGCCGTTAATGACTTTGCGGCCTCGCGCAATGGCGGCGCGGTTGTTACCGATACATCCGGTGCCTTGCCCGTGTCGCTAACGCAATTGAATATTGGTACGGATGATCGCCTATCGGCAATCTATTATACATCCGGTCACATCAAATCTATTTCCTACTACAACACCCGCCTTACAAACGCTCAATTACAAGCGGTGTCAGCATGATTGACCTTTATCTAAAAGCCACCAGCAAGGCCAAAATGGACGCGGCATTGTTGGCGTCGGAACTGTTTGAGGATTTTGACGGTGAATTGAATCCCGTTCATTCAGGCATTCTGATTGACAGGATTGGCACGTCGCCCGCTGACAGCACCGAGCGCGGCTATTTTGTCAATGTGCGCCTTATCTATGCGGATGAGGCTCCGACGGTCCTAGCAGCCCTGCAAACGTCTCCAGCAACCCCTTGGCGCGTCTGGGCATAATTAACATGACTGCGGCATGGACGCGCAAAGAAGGTAAGAACCCCAAGGGTGGCTTAAACGCCAAGGGCAGGGCGTCTTACAAGGCTGAAACTGGCGGCACCTTAAAGGCCCCGGTAAAATCTGGTGACAATCCTCGCCGCGCATCTTTTCTTGCGCGTATGGGCGGTATGCCAGGTCCAATGGAAAAGAACGGAAGCCCTACGCGCTTGGCGCTAGCGTTAAAAGCATGGGGCGCGTCGAGTAAACAAGACGCAAAGTCTAAAGCGGCTGCTATCTCGAATCGCAATAAATAACGGATATAACCAATGAATGTTCCTGCAACATCCACTCTACAGAAATATCTTGGCGTTATTCATTCATATGATAACGAGTTTAAGAAGTGGGGTGAGCGGTCCACAAAGATCATTCGCCGCTATCGCGATGATACGCGCAGCGCATCCGGCAATGAAACGGCCAAGTTCAACATCCTTTGGTCCAACGTGCAAACGCTTGTCCCTGCCGTTTATGCCCGTATGCCCAAGGCGTCGGTGTCCAGGCGTTTTAGCGACAATGATCCCGTAGGCCGAGTTGCGGCGCTATTGGTTGAGCGGGCGCTTGATTACGAGATTGAGCATTACTCAGATTTCCGTTCATCCATGAAGAACGCGGTTGAGGATCGCTTTCTTGGCGGTCGCGGTACGGCTTGGGTGCGTTATGATCCGCATATCCGTAAGCAGGATGTTCCTGAAGACGGCTACCAGATCACTGAGGATGTTGAGGAAGGCGAATCTGCCGAGGGCGCTGAACAGTCACCGCTTTATCCTCAAGACCATACAGCGGCCATGCAGGAGGTTCCTGAGGAGATTGAATATGAGTGTTCTCCTGCTGATTATGTCCATTGGAAAGATTTCGGCCATTCTGCGGCGCGGACTTGGGAAGAAGTAACTTGCGTATGGCGCTGGGTCTATATGACCAAGGATGCCCTTACGGAACGCTTTGGCGAAGAAATTGCTAAGAAGATGCCGTTTGATAGTTCGCCTGAAACGTTGACCAAGACGGGTCAAAACAGCAAGAATAACGACCGGGCCAAAATTTGCGAACTTTGGGACAAGGAAACGCAAAAGGTCTATTGGCTTTCCGAAAGCTATCCAGACATTATTGACGAGCGTGAAGATCCGCTAGGTTTGGAAAACTTCTTTCCATGCCCTAAGCCGCTTTACGCTACGACAACTAGCGATACGCTTATTCCCGTTGCTGACTTTGTGCTTTACCAAGATCAGGCAAACGAACTGGACATTCTTACAGACCGCATTGACGGCCTTGTAAAGGCCCTTCGCGTCCGAGGCGTGTACGATGCTAGCCAACCTGCCCTACAACGCCTTCTAACCGAGGGTGACAACAATACGCTTATCCCCGTTGATAAATGGATGGCATTTAGCGAAAAAGGCGGGCTTAAAGGCGCTATTGACCTTTTGCCCATTGATACGCTGGCTGCGGTGCTTATCCAGTGCTATCAGGCGCAGTCGCAAATCAAGGGCCAAATCTACGAAATTACGGGTATTTCCGATATTATCCGTGGGCAAACCGCAGCGTCTGAAACTGCCACGGCCCAACAGATCAAGGGCCAGTACGCTGGTCTGCGCCTACGCGCTATGCAAGACGGCGTTGCCATGTTTGCAAGCGAATTGCTGCGTATGAAGGCACAAATTATTTGCACAAAGTTCCAGCCGCAAACCATCCTTGAATATGCGGGCGCGGCTCAAATGAGCCAGGCGGATCAGCAGATGATTCCGCAAGCCTTGCAATTGCTGCAAAACTCGCCCCTGCGGGCTTTCCGCATTGAGGTTGCTGCCGATAGCCTTGTGCAGCTTGATGAAACGCAAACCAAACAAGATCGCATGGACTTCCTAAATGCGTTCTCAAACTTCCTGCGTGAGGCATTGCCCATGGGTCAACAGGCTCCGCAAATGGTGCCAATGATCATGGAAATGATGCGCTTTGGCGTTGGCGGCTTTAAGCAAGCTGCGGCCATTGAGGGCACCATTGACGTTGCCTTGCAACAGTTTGAGCAAGGTGCGCTGAAAGCCCAGCAGGAGCCTCCGCAGCCGTCTCCTGAACAGATCAAGATGCAAGCCGAACAACAGGCCGCTCAAGCCCAGATTCAGGCTGACATGCAGATTGAACAAATGCGTGCCCAAACCAACATGCAGATTGAACAGATGAAGGCTCAGGCGGCGGGTCAGATTGAATTGCAAAAGCAGCAATACGAAGGCCAAATCAAGCTTCAGGAATTAGCGGCCAAGGAACAATTTGAAAAGTTCAAGGCCGAACTTGATGCAACGACCAAGGTCACGATTGCTCAAATTTCTGCTAACCAAAGTTCACAAGGACAACAAGTTTAAGATGGCTAGGTATCGCGCAATATATGACTCACGCGGGTTGCTATACGAGATTGAAAACGATGAGGTCGTTTTTATGCGTGATGATTATGGGCAAGAAACCGAATCAGGCCCGCAGGTCATTAGGGACATTGAACCATACAAAAGCATGGTTGATGGCAGCATGATTACAAGCCGTTCGCATCATCGTGAACACCTAAAGCGGCACAATTGCTTTGAGGTTGGTAACGAGAAAATGGAAAGCCGCCCAGCGCCAGTACCCTCGGCAATGGATCGGCGTATAGCATTGCACCGTCAATTAGGTGACATGAGCGACCGTCAGGCCAACAAGATACTGGCGCAACTTAGAAAGTAAGGAATAATATGAGCATCGAAGAAACTGGTCACGAAGTCGACGAAACTGCCATTGATCGCAAGGAATTGCTTGCCCAGCAGTTTGACGAGGTATCTGAACAGCAAGACGATCCTGTAGAAGTTGAAGAAGTTGAATACGAAGAAATAGAAGAAGACGTTGAGGAAGAAATTGAGGAAGAAGTTGAGGAACCTGTTTGGAAGCGTCCTCCTTCAAGTTGGAAGAAAGAATTTCACGAGACCTGGCAGGGTGCCGATCCCAAGCTACAGGAATACGCTTGGCAGCGTGAAGAAGAAATGCGTAAGGGCGTTGAACCCCTTATCACCAAAGCCCAGTATGCCGATCAAGTGCAAAAGGCATTTGAGCCATATATGGATACCATTCGCGGTAATGGTTCCAACCCTATTGAAGCCATTAAGGGTCTTATGGAAGCGGATCGCGTTATGCGGTTTGGCAATCCACAAGAAAAGCAAAACTTTCTGCTTAGTCTAGCCAACAATTACGGCATTGATTTAAATGGCGCAGCACCATTGCAAACGGGTCCGATTGACCCAAAGGTCATTGCGCTTCAGAACGAACTCAACAATATCCGTGGTGAAGTTTCCGGCTGGAAGCAACAACAGGAAGAAGCAGAAACGCAAGGCTTGCTTTCGCAGATTGATCAATTTGCACAAAAAGCAGAATATTTTGAAGAAGCGCGGCCAACTATGATCCAGCTTCTCCAAAATGGTATTGTCAACACTCTAGAAGAAGCCTATGAAAAGGCTATCCGCCTTGACGATAATCTTTTTTCTGAAATTCAGCAAAGCCAACAAGCCAAACTGGAAGCGGAAAGAAGGGACTCGGCCAATCGGGCTGCGAAAGCGGCTAAGGCAGCAGCGGTCAGCGTTAGAAGTTCCACACCAGGAGTTCCCACGGCTACCAAAGCGCAAGACAGACGGTCAATGCTGTTTGAGCAGTTCAACAGTATGAATGACCGTCTTTGATTTAACTGGGAGAGATTAATATGGCTTTCGCCAATTCCTCGATCAGCGACATCATTGCGACTAATATCCAAAGCCGCAGTGGTGAACTCGCTGACAACGTGACGAACAACAACGCCTTGCTCCGCCGTCTTAAGGACCGTGGTAACGTCAAGACGTTCTCCGGTGGTAACGTGATTTTGCAAGAAATCATGTACAACGACGCAACGACCAACAACACCAACAGCTATTCTGGCTATGAAGTGTTGAACGTGTCGCAAAACTCGCCAATTTCGGCGGCTCAATTCAGCATCACTCAGTATGCTTCTGCTGTTACCATTTCCGGTCTGGAAATGATCCAAAACACCGGCAAGGAAGCCATTATTGACCTGCTTGATGGTCGCATGAACGTTGCCGAAGCCCAACTTGCTAACCGCATTGGTAGCGACATTTACGGCGACGGTACGGGCAACAGCGGCAAGAACATCACGGGTCTGGCTGCGGCTGTTCCTGATGCGCCTTCTTCCGGCACCTACGGCGGCATTAACCGCGCTTCGTTCTCCTTCTGGCGCTCGGTGAAGTTCTCCGGCGTTACCGACGGTGGTTCGGCTGTTACGGCTTCCAACATTCAGCAGTACATGGATTCGCTTGCGGTCCAACTGATCCGTGGTACGGATAAGCCTGACCTGATTGTTGCTGACAGCAACTATTACCGCCTGTATCTTCAGTCCCTGCAATCCATCCAGCGTATTTCGGACTCCGGTTCGACCGCCGCTGGCGCTGGCTTTGCCTCGCTGAAGTATTACGGCGCTGGTATGGCCTCGGACGTTGTGCTTGATGGTGGTATCGGTGCTGCCGCTACCGCAAACCATATGTTTTTCTTGAACACCAAGTACCTGATGTTCCGGCCACACGTTGACCGTAACTTCGTTCCAATCGGCGGCGAACGTCAAGCCGTGAACCAAGACGCCATTGTGAAACTGATCGGCTGGGCGGGTAACTTGACCTGCTCCGGTTCTCAGTTCCAAGGCGTGTTGATCGCTTAATCAAGGGAGAATTGAATCATGGCTAGTACGTTTGCTTCTACTCCCCTAGTTGGGGTTACCCTTGGTTTCACCGAAACCATTCCCAGCTTTAGCGTTGGCACTCCCGTTCTCGGTAACAAGAACGACACCTGGGTTTATGTTAAGGCTACCGAATCGGTTGCCCTTGGCACTTGCTCGGTTGACTCGTCCTTCAACCTTACCGACACGGCTGGTTCTTATACTGCTGTAAACACCTTTGCTACCGGTGATTACGGTTGGGTTTATAAGACCACTTCGCCTCTGTAATAATTAATGGGGGGCGGTCGTTGGGGATCGCCCCCCGTTTCTTATCTCCCTAAGAAAGGGGTTTAATATGACTATTCCTTCTCGCGTTCTGGGTTCGGGTAACTCCCCACTTTCGACGCAATCCATTTGCGGCACCGCCACTACTGGCATTACTGCTGCCGGGACCAATCTTGCAACTGCGGTTCAACTTTCCACTTCGTTGAACGTTGTTAGCACAACCGCTTCTGGCACCGGCGTTAAGCTTTTGCCAACTGAAAACGGTGCAGAAATGGTTGTTGCCAATGATGGCGCAAACAGCCTGACTGTTTATGCGCCTTCGGGGTCGACAATTGACGGCGCGGCATCTGTTTCTATTGCGACCACTAAGCGTCGCGTTTTCTGGGGAACCAGCGACACAACCTGGGTCTCCCTTCTCGGAGCGTAATGTATGAATTTGGATAGCGATGTTTCTAACGCCGACTCCTTCATGATGGTGGAGTTTTATGAGAACAATTATGACTCTGATTATCCGGGGTCAATTTTTGTTAGGATTATGAATCCAGGCGACAAGACAAACATTGTAGAACAGCCTTTGCGGGAAGATCATAAAACCCGGTTTGCCCGCCAATGGCTACATTTCCAATCTAAAAACTCCGGCGCTGCCTTTATCGGCACGCCTTTAGAAAAGTGGAATGAAGATCGACCCGAAGAATTTAATTCTATGCAAATGTCTGAAATGCATATTCTTAAGTTCCAAACGGTGGAACAAGTTGCTACCGCCTCAGACGCTCAAATGCAGCGTGTTGGTATGGGTGGCTTTGGTATGCGGGAACGGGCTAGGCAATATCTTACGGCCAAGAATAGGACCGAAAGCAATTCCGAACTTGAAAAGACCCGCAGCGAACTTGATGAACTAAAGTCCCAGATGGCTGCGCTTATGGCTCAAATGAATCCAGAACCCCGTAAGCCTGGAAGGCCAAAGAAGGAAGAAACAAATGCCGAGTACGATGCTCCAGTTGGTGACGCAAGTCACTAATGAACTTGGTATCCCAACGCCAGTTTCGGTGGCGGGAAACACCAATCAGGATGTTATCCAAATACTCGCATTGATGAACGCTGGCGGTTATGAACTGTTGCGTAAAAGCGATTGGCGGGCACTCACGATGCCCAACAGTTTCTTTACGGAATATACGACGACCACCGGAACCTATAACACCGTAACCCGTCAGATCACTGGTATCCCAAGTACCAGTGGTCTTGACACCACCTACATGATTGTAGGCAACGGATTTCCTAACGCCACATTTATCGAAAGCGTTGATTCCGCCACGCAAGTGACGGCTTCTACCTATTCGACCGTGGATGCCACGAATGGCACCGTTTATTTCCAAAAAGTAAAATACGACCTTCCAGATGATTATGATGCTATTGTGCCTCGCACTCAGTGGGACAAGTCCAAACACTGGGAAATGCTTGGCCCTGAAGACGCCCAGCAATGGGAATGGCTACTTAGCGGTTATATCAGCACCGGACCGCGTATCCGGTGGCGTCTCTATGGCAATTATTTTCAAATCTGGCCCGGAACCTCCACCAACGAATATCTTGGATATGAATACCGTAGCAAGGGTTGGGCAAGGGCCGCTAACGGAACCGTAAAGAATAGCTTTACGCTTGATACCGATACCTGCATCTATCCAGATCGGGTTATGGTTCTGACAACCAAGTTAAAGTATTTTCAAGCCAAGGGCTTTGATACGACGGCGCTTTACCGAGATTATCTTACAGAGCTTGAAACGGCTATGGCGCAGGACACCAGTGCGGCCAACCTTTCGTTCGCGCCAAGACCCGGCAACATCCTCATTGGCTACGACAATATTCCTGACAGCGGCTACGGGCGTTAAACGATGGATACGCGCCGACTGGTTCAACAGACTGTTGCAAATGTGCAATCGCTTCCTGCGCCCATAGGCGGATGGAACGCACGGGATTCGTTTGCAAACATGGACCCAGCAGACGCCGTAACGATGATCAATATGTTTCCTACCGTATCGAACCTTACGATGCGGGGCGGATACACGCGCTATACGACGGGCCTAGACGGCCAGGTCCAAAGCCTTATGGCGTATTCGGGCGGTACAACGTCAAAACTTTTTGCCGTTACGTCCACGGGCAAGCTATACGATGTTAGCAATGGCGGAGCTGTAGGCGCTGCAATAGTTACCGGGCTAAATGGCGGTATATGGAACTATATCAACGTATCTACATCCGGCGGCAATTATCTTTATGCCGTCAATATCGCCGCGCCTGATCAGCCATTGCTTTACAACGGCACGACTTGGGTTCGTATTTCCGGCGTCGGGGCAATCAGCATCACGGGCGTTACGACTACCAATCTTGGCAACATCTGCCTATTCAAAAACCGCGTTTGGTTCATCGACCGCAACACGCTAACGGCATGGTACCTACCAACGTCATCCGTAGGCGGCGCGGCCCAACAGCTTAACCTGCAATCCATTGCCCGGTTCGGCGGCCATATTGTGGCAATTGACACCTGGACACTTGATGCGGGCTACGGCGTTGACGATAACCTTGCCTTCGTAACAAGCGAAGGTGAAATAATCTTGTATAGCGGAACCGACCCTGCAAGCGCGTCTACATGGTCGCTTATTGGCGTCTGGAAGCTAGGTTCGCCCATTGGTGGGCGTAGTACCCTTAAATGGGGCGGTGACCTTCTCATTTTGACGTATGACGGCCTTATGCCTATGGCGGGGTCATTGCAGTCATCTAGGCTTGATCCCCGTGTAGCGCTCTCTGACAAGATTCAGGGGGCCATTACGGAAGCGACCACGACATACGGCGGCAACCATGCTGCGGTAGGTTGGCAAGTTTACTATACCGCCAAAAACAACGCGGTCTGGATTAACGTCCCCGTGGCCGACAATCAGCAAGAACAATATGTGATGAATACCATCACAAAGTCTTGGTGCCGATTTACAGGCTGGGGCGCGTTCTGTTGGGAAACATTCTTTGACGATCCGTACTTTGGCGGTGACGGTTTTGTAGGCAAGGCTTGGACCAACACCTTTTCGGATGCGGGTAGCAACATTGCCACCCAGACCATCCAAGCGTTTAACTATTTTGGCAATCGCGGCGTTAAGAAGTATTTCACCCGCGCCCGTCCTAGCTTTTATACCAATGGTTCGCCTAGCGTTTCGGTTGGTATGAACATCGACTTTGATGTTTCTGATACGACTGCGCCTATTGCTTTCACGCCAACCACATATGCAAGTTGGAATTCGGCGCAATGGGATAATAATCTTTGGGGTGCTAATAACAGCGTTTCAAATATCTGGCTTGGCATTACCGGGATAGGTTATTGTGGCGGTTTGCAGGTTAAGACGCTAAGTTCTGGCATTGAGGTTCAGTGGGCCTCAACGGACGTTGTGTATCAGCAAGGATGGGCGGGCGTATGATCCTTGCAAATGAAAAGTTTGCCAATTGCTCGACCGAATGTGCCATGTTTGTCACCATGCATTGGGAAGAACTTTTCGGTAAGAAAAAGTTTCGAGCCAATTGGAAGGCTGTGGAAGCTTTGGAAAATGCTGGGCAGTTTGCCTATTACACTATGCGTGACGATCTGGGAAAGTTATGCGGCCATCTTGGCTACAGAATTGCGGATTGTCCATTCTTTGGATGTTTAACGGCTACGGATTCGTTTTTCTATGTATTGCCAGAACATCGTGGGACGCATGAAATTAGCAACCTATTGAAGTTTGCGGCAAAGCATTTACAGGCTTGCGGCATAGAGGATGTATTTGCCGCTCATCTTGTTGTAAACAACAAGTTGCCCGCCGCAATGGATCGCGCTGGTTATAACTTGGTCAGCGCCATGTATAGATACGAGGGAGAATAAAATGTGTTTCCATAGCCCTAAAGCGCCCCCAGCGCCCGATTATGCGGCGGCTGCACGGGAACAAGGCATTGCCAACGAAAAGGCCGCAACGCAAACTTCGGTTATCAGCAATCCCAATATTATCAGTCCTTACGGCAATCAGACCGTAAACTGGACCGATACGGGTGCGCCAGGCGGCGTTAAGCAAGCCACCGTAACCCAAACACTTACGCCTCAAGCCCAAGAGACTTTGGACGCCCAGCAGCGTGTTCAAACGCAATTTGCCAACCTTGGCGAAACTGGCTTACAAAACGCTCAAGGCACCTTAAGCCAAGGCTTCAATCCCAACCTGCCTAATTTGCAAACAGGCCTTGATACATCTGGCGTTGCGGCCATGCCCGTCAATGCGGGGATGACAGGCCAAGCGGCTATTATGGCTAGGCTTCAGCCTCAGATTGAGCAACAGCAAGCGGCATTGGCACAACAACTTGCCAACCAAGGCATTACGCCTGGCAGCGAGGCATACAACAATGCCATGCGTACCCAAGGCCAGCAGCAGAACGACCTGTTGTCGCAAGCGGCCTTGCAAGGTCTTAACCTTGATATGTCTGCAAACGCTCAAGGTTATAACCAAGCCCTGCAATCAGGCCAGTTTGGCAACACGGCTTTGCAGCAGTCCTTGGCCCAACAAACGGCTTTACGTAACCAACCCATTAATGAGGTCACGGCCCTCATGTCGGGATCGCAAATCCAGAACCCGCAGTTCCAAGCCTATAGCGGCTCTAATGTTGCGGCGGCTCCTGTGTTTCAAGGCGTTCAAGCCCAGAACCAAGCGGCTATGGACCTATACGGCGTCAAGCAAAACGCGGCTAATGCCAATATGCAAGCCTTAGCTAGCTTAGCTGGGTCGGCAATGAAAATGAGTGATGTTCGTCTTAAGTCCAATATCGAGCGTATTGGAACCCATGAACGCGGGTTTGGTATTTATGAATACGACATTTTTGATCGGCATGAAATCGGTGTGCTTGCTCAAGAAGTTGAACAAATTATGCCAGAAGCTGTTCTTGAACATCCTAGCGGTTTCAAGATGGTTAATTACGGAATTTTGTGATGCTTAACCAAAACGTCAACCTTGCTGGTATGCCACTTGTGCCTCAAGCCCAAGCCATGCCCGTTGCTATGCCCATTCAAGTTCAAGCCCGCAAGCCATACCAAGCGCCAGCCTCAAATGGTGAAGCGATTGCCAAGCTTTTAGAATCTTATGTCGATTCAAAGCAAAAAGATGCTATTTTGAACAATGCAATGGGCAATGCTGGCGTTTCTGTTGGTAATACAAATTATACAGGTAGCGGCAATGCATACGATGCCATTACCGGAAACCAAATTAACAAGCCTAAAGATTCTATGGATTGGCTAAAAAACATGTTTGCAGGATCGTAAAATGGCTAATCAACCAGTTGCCCTTACCGATACAGCGTCCCAGATTGCCGAACTTCAGCGCCGTCAGAAGCTTGCTGAGGCCCTTGCGGCACAAGCTGGTCAGCCTATTGAGGTCCAATCCTACAAGGGCATCCAGGCCCCTATCTCGCCGTTTTCCGTATTAGCCAAGGTGCTTGATTCTTATACAAGCAAAAAGCAAATGGCTGATGCGGTAAAAAGCGAAAAGGAAGCGCGTAAGACGGCGCGTGATGAAGCTGTTGGCTTTCTTCAGAATCTTGATAAGACGGCTACGCCTAATTTGGTAGCGCCTACGGGTGCGCCTGAAATGATTAACACGGGCGTTCCAATGGCTGATTTTACGCCAGCATCTGGTTCCATTAAGGATATGCGTAAGCAACTTGGAACAACACCAGACGAGATTGCAGCGGCAAAGAATTTTGTACCGCCCGCGCAACCTGTTCAGGCTGCTCAACCGCCTATTATGCAAGCGCCTGGCATTGACGGCAACATGGCTGGCGCTCCAATGGTTAGGGCTGTACCGGGGCCTGTTGATAATGCCCCTGCGCGTATGTCTATGGCTAATGCGCCCACCATTCAAGCGCCACAGCTTTACGGCAACGAACAAGCGCCTGTAGAAGTTAATACGCCTCAGCAAAAGATGGCTATGCTGATGCAAGCCCAGATAAGCGGCAACCCATACCTTGAACAAATGGCTCCTGCCATGAAGGGTGAAATCAAGGCCGAAGCTAATGCCAAAAAGGTCTTTGACGCTATTGGCGACGTATCTAAAGAATACGGCGGCGATCCACGCATTATGGCGGGTATTGTTGCGGCTGGCGATCCCAATGCAGGAATTGACTATCTTATGAAATTAGGCGCGTCTAACGCTGATGCTAAACGAGAAATGGCAAAACTTGAGTTTACAACAAAGGCAACGGCAGCAGAACATAGAGAGCAAGAACAATTTCGTCACGATGAAAATGAAAGTAACAGAATAACACAATTGCTTATTGCTCAAGGCAATCATGAAGCAAGCCGCGCTATTGCAGAGGCAAATCGTCAAGGTCGTCCTGCGCCTATTATGCCCTTTCCTGTCCAAAATGATTTGGCACACAAAGGGCAACTTGCCGATAGCGCCGACCGTGCGTTTTCTAATTTTAATGATCGTTTTGTTGGTCATCCAGTTACAGGTGATGTTGGTGTATTTGTTAATCGCTTAACCGGAAAAGACAAAGAGGCAGCTAATTGGTGGCAGGATTATAAAGATTATCAAGCCGAAATTATGCATGATCGGTATGGCGGCGCACTTACACCCGGAGAAACTCAACGATATAAAGCATACTCTGTATCACCAAATATGAACCCAGCCGTTGCTAAAGAAAACCTAAGACTACAAAATGAAATTATACAAACTGCTTTGGCTAGAAAAGCCAAGGCAAGCCTTGTTTTAGGTTATGATCCATCCGCTGTTTCTTCTTTGATTGGTAGAGACCCTACTACAATGTCTATTGTTTCTCCGGGGTCACCTTCTGCGCCTATTGCCGCAACCAACATACCCGCCCTTGCAATTACCGCGCTCCAAGGACAACCTAATTTGGCAGCAGCATTTGATGCTAAATATGGTGCAGGTGAAGCTAAAAAGATTTTAGGAAAATAAATGGCAAATCCATTTGACGTGTTTGACGCTCCTGCCGCCAAAGGTGGCAATCCCTTTGACGTGTTTGATGATGCGCCCATTGCGCCACGCGTTGTGCCTAAGCCTACGTTTGGTCAAACAATGGCTGATATTGCTCAATCTGCCCCAACAAAATTGGCGCAGGGCGTTGCTGGTATGGTTGGATTACCTGGAGATATTGCCCAAGGTGTAAAGGCCGCTCAATATGCTATTGACCCTAAATACCAAGAAGGAAGTTTTGAGCCTTGGAATGTTTTGCCTACATCGCAAAACGTAAATGCAACATTGGCTAAAGCCCTTGGCGGATACAAAGAACCAACCACTACCGCAGGACAATATACTGGAACGGCGCTTTCCTTTATACCAACTGCCGTGGCTGGTGCAGGATCGGTTGGCAAGCGCGTTTTGGAATCTGCCGCGTCTGGACTTGCGTCCGAGGCAGGTGGTCAAATGGCTAAAGGAACGCCTATGGAAGGCGCTGCGCGTATTGCTGGCGCTCTTTCAACTGGCATTGGAACCAATGTTGTTAAAAATGTAAACGCTGCTGTTAAAGCAGAAAAACTTATTCCGTCCATTGAAAAGATTAAAGAGGTTTCTAGCGGCCTTTATGATGCTGCCGATAACGCAGGGTTAATCATAAATGGCAGCAAAATAACACAAGAAGCATCTAAATTAAAAAATATCCTTGCCAATGAAGGTATTGATAAAAATCTTCATCCAGCGGCTTTTGCCGCCATGAATCGTTTCCTAAAAACACAAGGCAATGTCACGCTAAAAGGCGTTGAGACATTACGCAGGATTGCTTCAGACGCGACAACTACGGCAAACAAAGCCGATAGGCGTATGGCAAGAATTATTGTTGATCATATTGATGATTTTGTAGGAAATCTTAAGTCAGCCGACACAATGGGTGTTAATCCAATAGCAGCAACTCAAATGCTTTCCACGGCTAGGGATTTGTGGAAGAAATCTGCAAAAGCCCAAACGGTAGAAGATTTAATTACAAAAGCCAAAAGCAACCCAGAAGGCATTTTGGGTTTTGAAAATGCGGTTAAATCTCAGTTTACCAAACTTGCAAATAATGCAAGGGGCATGGCTAGGTTTTCACCTGAAGAACAAGCGGCTATTCAAAAAGTTGCTAAAGGGGAAACCATTCAAAACATACAACGCCTTATTGGTAAAATGGCACCAACAAATCCGTTTGCAATTTTTGGTTCAATAGGAGCAACAGCGATAAATCCTGCCGCAGCAAGTGCGCCAATTATAGGTTCTATTGCAAAAACAGCCTCTACCTTAACCGCCGCTAAAAATGCAAAGGCCGCAAGTCAATTGATTCGGGGCGGCGTTAAACCTACAAAAGTACCAATTCTAGATAGACGCGCTTTATTGGCTGCTCAAATGGCAACGCAGGATCAAGAACAATGAGTTTCAACGGCACTGGTACATTCAACATCAACACTAGCGGTCAGCCTGTTGTCACAGGCACGACCATTAGTTCGACCGTGTTCAACGCCCTAACGGCTGACCTTGCCAATGGCTTGACCAACACCTTGACTAAGGATGGGCAATCAACCCCGACCAACAACATCAAGATGGGCGGCTTCAAGCTAACGGGCCTTGGTCAAGCCACGGTGTCGGGCGATGCGCTAGCGTATGGTCTTAACGCCACGTTGAACGACCTTACCATTACGGGCGGCGTGACGCTTTCTGGCGGCATTACGGGTACGACCATCAATAGCACCACCATCGGCGCTACAACGCCCAGCACGGGCGCTTTTACGACCCTATCGGCATCTAGCACGGTAAGCGGCGCAGGGTTCACGGCTTACTTCGCCTCGCCTCCTGCCATTGGCGGTACGGCGGCTGCTGCCATTACCGGAACGACCATTACCGGAACAACCATTACCGCCAATACGCGCTTTGTCGGTGCAATTGACGGTACGATTGGTGCAACGACTGCGGCGGCTGGTTTGTTTACAACGCTCGGCACTTCGGGCGTTACGACTATGGGCGCTGACGGCGTGTTTACCGCCGCCTATTCTCCAACGTCGGTCCGCAGCATTGGCTACCGGGGCGTTCCCCAGGTTGGCGGCGCGTCCAAGACGGCTAGCTATACCTTGGCCTTGGCTGATGCGGGCCATCACGTTTACCTGACGGGTTCAACGGCCTCGCAATCGGTTACGATTCCCGCCAATGCGTCTGTAGCATTTCTTATTGGCACGACCATTTCCATCGTAAATGGCTCTAGCGTGACCTGGACGGTTCCGATCACGACTGACACCCTGACCCTTGCTGGCGGAACGACCACAGGGACGCGTACGCTGGCCGTGGGCGCGGTTGCGACCTGCATCAAGGTGACGGCAACGGCATGGTACATTAGCGGCGCTGGGGTCTCCTAATGAGCGGTATAGGCATGATGCTATTGGCGGGCGGCGGGGATTTGGTAAGCATTTCAAATGCCACCATTTCATCTATAGATGCTGATCCAGCGGCCGCTTCATCTCAGTATCGAATAGCAAGCACGGGTTCTATAGATTCAATAAGATCGCCTGGAGGCACAACTTCTTTAGGAAATTGGGTTGTGCCAACTTCTTCGGCTTCAAATTATGAAGCAAAGGCCACCGTTACGTCTGGCACCCTTACTTCTGGTACAACGGGTTCATTTATAAGCTGTGCAGCAAGCCCAACTTGGACCAGAGTCGCAACAACACGCGGAACTTTTACGGCTGTTATAACTGTTGATATTAGGCTAATTGGTACAACAACAGTTTTAGCAACTGCATCAATCACATTAACCGCAACGCAGACACCTTAAAATGTCCGATCAATCAGTAGAAACACAGATTGCTTTGCTCCAGGCGGATATGGCCGCATTGACCAAGGCTGTGACCAAGCAATCTAATGATATTGAAGGTTTGGTACAGGCTTGGAAAACAGCCAATGGCGTCGTGTCGTTTATGAAATGGCTTGCCAGTATTGCGGTCGCGGCCAGCATTTTGTTTGGCGCGATAAAGTTCAAACTGTTTGGCGCACATTAAGGATATTTGAAATGATCGAAGAACTTGTATCTCACGTTTTTGCCATGCGTAACGCCGCCCATACGGCGCATTGGGCTACAAAGTCCTATAGCGAGCATAAGGCCCTTGGCAAATTTTATGATGAATTGATTGATAAGATCGATGCCATCGTAGAGGCGTATCAGGGCTGGTATGGCCTGATTGGTGAAGTTCGTATCTTGATGATGCCAAAGGATGATATAACCAGCAAGATTCGGGATGAACTGGCCTGGATCGCAACTAATCGCAGCAAGATCGCCAAGAATAATACCATGATGGAAAACCTAATTGACGACCTTATGCAACTTTATTCCTCAACCCATTACAAACTAGTGAACCTCAAATAATCAAAGTAAGGAAAATATGTCCTACACAGATGACGAGTTTATCACGGCTTGGAAACAGAGTGGTGGAAGCCCAATAGCTGTTAGCAGCATCCTCGATATAGATATTCGGACTGTCTATAGGCGTAGGGCTTCCATTGCTAACAAGGGCATAATCTTAACGACAACCGAAAACCCAATTACTAAAGGCCAAGATAGAACCTGGCGCACAGACGTTGGCCGCGCCTATTCTCGCCAGAATGATTACAACATTGACAACGGTGTCATTATCGTCTTTTCAGACGCGCATTTCTGGCCCGGTCACGATCAAACCGTAGCTAATATGGCGCTGGTTGAATTGATCAAGGAACTAAATCCCAAGACCATTATCGCCAATGGCGACATATTCGACGGCGCGGGCGTTAGCCGCCATCCGCCCCTAGGCTGGTCCAAACTGCCTTCCGTTAAGGAAGAACTTGAAATCTGCGACGAGCGGCTTAACGAAATAATTTTAGCATCAAAGACAAAAGCGGATTTGTTTTGGAATGTTGGCAATCACGACATGCGGCTTGACCGTACTCTTTGTGTCGCTGTACCTGGGTTTGAGGGCCTTGTTCAAAGGCTAGACGAACGTTTCCATGCGTGGAATTTTGCATGGTCTTTGAACATTAACGACAACACGATGATCAAGCATCGTTACAACAACGGCGTCCATGCGACCTACAACAACGCCCTGAAGTCTGGACGCAACATCGTCACTGGGCACTTGCACCGTTTGGCTATCACGCCGTGGGGCGATTATAACGGGCGTAGATACGGTGTTGATACAGGCACCCTAGCGGATCCAAACGGCCCGCAATTTGACTATGCTGAGAATAACCCAAGCCCGCATTGCTCAGGCTTTGCGGTCTTGACGTTCAGGAACGGCATGATGCTACCGCCTGAATTGGTGGAAGTCATCGAGGGCGTGGCCTTCTTCAGGGGCCAGGCAGTTATAGATGCGTCGGGAGAATAATATGGGTTTTGGCGTTAGCGATGCGATTGCGGCTGGTTTAAAAATTGTAGATAAGTTCGTCCCTGATCCGGCGGAAAAAATTAAGGCCGAGGCCGCATTGCGTGAATCCCTATTAGCTTGGGATGCACAACAAAACACCGTCAATGCGGCTGAAGCCAATAACTCATCAGTGTTTGTTGCCGGGTGGCGTCCTGCCATTGGCTGGGTATGCGCCATTGCCTTGATGTACCAATACACCCTATCGCCTATTGCGGTCTGGGCTGCGGGCATAGCCCATTACCCGCTTCCTGTGCCGCCCTCGCTCGATAACAGCCTATGGGAACTGATGTTTGGTATGCTGGGCATGGGCGGTTTGCGTACATACGAAAAACTAAAAGGCGTTGCTTCAAAATGATTGGTAACTTTGATGAATCCCTGCGGCTCTTGCTTAAGTCTGAGGGCGGTTTTGTAAACCATCCAATTGATCCGGGCGGCATGACCCGCCTAGGCGTCACCAAGGCCGCATGGGAGGCGTACACGGGCGAGATATGCCATGAGGCTGATATGCGAGCCTTGACGCCCAAAGCCGTCACGCCCTTCTATAGAGACAATTACTGGGATAAGATAAGCGGCGATGCTTTGCCTGAAGGAGTTGATTATGCGATTTTCGACTTTGCAGTTAACGCGGGGCCTATGCGGGCGGTTAAGGTACTTCAATCTTGCCTCGGTCTTGTCACGGACGGGGCAATTGGACCTAAAACCCTTGCTGCTATTCTAAAAAAGAATCAGGAAACCCTGATCGAAAAATACTGCGAGGCGCGTCTGAATTTCCTCAACGCCTTGCCGACATGGAAAACGTTCGGCAAGGGTTGGGAACGGCGTGTTGACGAAGTATCAAGGCGAGCCAAGATGATGCTTAAAGAAGCGTCCCATAATAAGCAATGATGGCAGCTTCTGCCCTACCATCATGTTTTTTAAGCGGCCATTGGTGAGACTGGCGCGGCATAAGTTCAGATGCTCTTAGCCGCGCCCCATCCTTATCAGTTGGCGTCTTGGTAACCCTTTTCCAGACTTGAGGCGTTACCTCGATAATCGGGATAAAGTTTGCCGCAACGGCACCGATAACCACCCCGGCAGCGCGTCCAAATGTAAACGCCCCGGCATGGCCATTCCCCGGCATAGATGCAACCTTTTCTATGATGCACCTGATGCCTTGGTTTTTTGCCCATACATCCAAGATAACCGCAAGTTGGGCATGGTCTACACGCCGCTTGGTGCCATCCTGCAAGGTGGGCATATCAAAGATTTCCAATCCATCGTCGGTCAATAGAGCCAAGGCTCCAGAGAGACCTGGATCAATGCCAATGATGGGTGTCATGCAGCCTTATCCATATAATTGATCATAAGGCTTTCTAGATAATAAACCCGATCTTCTAATTCTTCCAATCGGCTTTTGGGCCTTTCCTTCTTGGCAACGGCAAGCAAGCCATAACCAAGCGTGATGCGGTACTTGCCAACGGCTGCACGAGAGTTTCCGGTGTAATTGGGAATTGCCTCCTTGGCTACGCGGTCATCGTCCCAGCCGTCTGCATAAACAGCGCCGTCTGGCGTAATAGTAAGATGCTGCTTAAAAAGATCGGACACATTAACAATGTCGATAGCGGTTAGCTTCTTAAAGGTGGGGTTCAGTGATTGAGCCATGTTTTTTCTCCTAAGTGGCTACGTTGGTTTCTTCAAGGAATTTCAAAAGAACCCTAAGTTCGGTTCTTACGTCAAAAACTTCCTGCTTGAGTTTTTCAATCTCATTACGCAAGTCGTTGTTGGTTTTTTTGATGTATTTCAGTTCCTCTATTTTTTCGTTAAGTTGATTGGTCAATCTCGTTTGAATTAGATCAAAATCATCAGTTATGAGTTTGATTTTAAGTTCTTCTTCATCAAACGGGTTGGTGTCAAACTTCGCATATAATTTCAAAATGGCACCTCATCGTTGAAGGGTAGGCCATTGTTTGAGCCGCGCTTGCGGCCTTCGGCCTGGCGTTTGGCAAGGCTATCCCGCGGCTTGTCAACCTTGGTGCCATGGGTGAAAATCTCGCCAGTTTCTTTGTTCTTGTATTCAATGAAGTTGACGCCAGCATCTATCGGTTCCGCGCCATGTACAAAGTCTGGAATCAATAGATGCTGGTCGCAACCCTTGCGCTGATCCGCGCCAGTCAAAAGCGTATCGGCCAATTCGCAGCGCCATTTACCGTCGGCAATGGGCGTTGAATGGGCGCAGGTACGGCAATTGACTTGCGCTGGCTCTGCATGGTGGCAAAGCCGATACATATCGCAGAACTTACATTCCCAATATGTAGGATCGTCGCTTAGTCTTAGTGGTGCAGTCTTAGCCTCAACAATTGTGTTGGCGCGGTGATTATATTGCTTAAACACCGCATTATCCGCCTTGACCCATTCCGTGTAGATCGCGTCGGTATTTTTGTTGATCGCGATATACAAGGCCGCGTCAAGCTTCAACAGGCCCATATAGACCTGCATCTGTGCAAAATGTTGTGGCTTTTCAGTCTCAACGCACCAGGCGGATAGCTTGGTAAACGCCTTTTCTCCCATGGTTTTGCATTCAAGGACGGCCCAGACGTTAGGATTTTCGACAAAACCTTTTCCTACGCCATCGACAGACCCGCCAAAATGACCTGAGTCATTGCGGCAAGTAATCTGTTTACCGTTTTCTTCCACATGAAGTTCTACGCCAATGCCGCGCAATTCCTCATGGATTCGGGCTTCCTCTCGATGCCCGGTATTAAAGAGGCGCAAGATACGCCCCTCGAATTTCGGTTTAACGGCCCAACGAAAATTGAGCCATAGGTATCGGTTGCAGTTATGCCCGATCAAGGACGCACCAAGGTGTTCCCGGAAATCCTCGGTCTTGGCTTCATACCAGCCAAAGATTTGACTAGCGGTCGTTACCTGATCGGGCTTGGTCACTTACTTAACTTCCTTTTCCTTGAGATATGTTTCGGCAAAGCGTTGCATTTCAGGTATTCGCCCATGAAACTGAGCCAAAACATCGTAAGCGTTTTTGGGGTCCAGTTTTGGATTTTCGTATAATGCTATACGAGCAACCGTCACTGCTTCTTCCAAGGTCACTTATTTGCGCTCCCAAGGCTTAGCGGAAGCCGCTGAGGCCTGTGCAAATGACGATGGTGCCGCACCAGCCCCTGCACGCTTGTAGCCCATCACGCGGTTCCTGGTGGGGTCATTA